ACACTCAACAGCAATTACGGCCACAAAAATGTGGATTAGGTTTACGGTGGATGAGGACGCATGGGAAGAAGAAGCTGATCGGGCAAGAGGAAATGATGGAATAAACAATCTAAATACAGTTCCGTTTGCCAATATACCGTTCTCCAGTATAAATTCTATTGGGAAACAATGGATTAGAAGATTTGCTTTGGCCCTAACAAAGGAAATGTTAGGACAGGTTCGTGGTAAATTTGGAACGATACCAATACCGGGAGAAAGCGTAACTCTTAATGGGGAAGCTTTGATAAGTCAAGCAAAAGAAGAACAGGAAAAATTAAGAGAAGAACTTAAGACTGTTCTAGATGAATTAACTTATACTAAATTAGCGGAGAACGACGCAAATGTGTTAGAACATGTCCAAAATGCTGAAAAGAAGATCCCCATGGGTATATTTGTAGGATAAAATAAACAATGTCAGAAGCTAATAAATGGAAACAGCCAGCTCAGCCTCCACCGCCGCTGTTTGTTGGAAAAAAAGAGAAAGATCTCGTTAAGCAAGTTAACGATGAACTTATCGAAAGAGTAATAGGACAACAAGTATTATATTATCCAATAAGTGTTGAACATACAGATTTCCATTCTCTCTACGGGGAGGCTATAAATAAAACGTTTTTACCACCCGTCCGCGTTTATGCGCTGGTTGATTGGGAGGGAATGGAAACTTCATGGTTAAGCGACGTTGGGGTTGATAGGCAGAGTTCAATAAATGTACATTTTCATAAAAGAAGATTAACTGAAGATCAAAATTTGTATGTGAGGATTGGAGACTTTGTTTTGTATGGTGACATTTATTATGAAATTGTAACTCTAAATGAGCCAAAGCAGCTTTTTGGTCAAATAGATAGCAGGATGGAAATTTCTGCTAAATGTATTCGTGCTCGCGAGGGTCTGTTTGATGCCACCTGATTATAAATATACCGGAGTTGACGATCCTAGCATAATTGAAGAAAGAATAGTTATGCCGTCCACTTTAGAAACTATAGATAAGGCCATGTTCGACTATATTGATGATGAATTAAACATATTTACCACAACAAACAAAGGTTGGAAAAAGGTACCTGTTGTTTGGCTTTCTGCTGAACGTGCTCACCAAATTAAAAGTAATAAAGACTTGAGAGACATGTCTGGTTCCTTCGTGTTGCCGGCTATAACTGTCAATAGATCTTCTGTAGTCAAAGATCCTGCTAGAAAGGGAATATTTTTTGGGAACGTGCCTCCAATCACGGACAGAAAGGGCGGATCTATAACAATTGCAAGAAGAATTAATCAAGACAAAACACAAAAATTTGCCAATGCTGATTCTAACAGAGCGCATAGGCAAGGCACTTTTCCTAGAAAAAATAAGAAGGTTGTATATCAATCCATGTCAATTCCCATGCCTGTTTATGTGGATGTAACTTATAAAATTGTTTTGAGAACCGAATATCAACAACAAATGAATGAAATGGTAACTCCATTTATTACAAAAACCGGAGGCATAAATTATTTCCTTTTGAAGAAAGACGAACATAGATTTGAAAGTTTTATACAGCAAGAGTTCGCGCAAGACAATAATGTTTCATCGCTCGAAGCGGACGAAAGAAAGTACCAAACTTCAATTGATATAAAAGTTCTCGGCTACTTGATAGGCGAGGATAAAAATCAAGAAAAGCCAAAAATTGTCATTAGGGAAAATGCGGTTCAAGTTAGATTTCCTAGAGAACGAGTTATTTCTGGAGACATACCTGAACACATCGATAAGAGAGGATTTTATCGAGATTAAGAAGGACTTTCAGTTTTCAACTAACTATTTATTAGAGAATTGATTTTTTATGCTTACGTAAAGGAGATCGTAGAATATGACAGCCAAGAAATTTAAGTTTGTTTCACCGGGTATTTTCATTGATGAGATTGACAACTCGCAATTACCTAATCGCGGCGCCGCAATAGGCCCAGTAGTTATTGGACGTTTGGAACGCGGCCCCGCAATGCGGCCCGTACATGTTAACTCTTTTTCAGAATTTGTTGAAATGTTTGGAAACCCAATGCCAGGTGGCAAGGGTGGTGATGTTTGGAGAGACGGAAATTATACAGCTCCCACGTATGCGGGATACGCTGCTCAAGCTTGGTTAAGAAACAACAGCCCGTTAAATGTTGTAAGACTACTTGGCGTTCAACATTCAAAAGCTTCTGGCAACGGCGTAGCTGGATGGGACATGGGCGATGTATCTGCCGGCAAAGCCGCCGGTGCAGGCGGAGCTTACGGGTTGTTTCTTACAGATGCGTACACCAACGACATGCAGGCTGCCGGCGGCTCCGGGCCGCCCCGGGGGATGGTTACTGGCGCCCTCGCGGCAGTTTGGTATCTTAATAGATACACGTCTATTGAACTTTCTGGCACTGCTCCGTTTTCCGGAACTGTCGCAATAACCGGAACGTCTACTTTTATCGCTACTGGTTCAGGAGGCTCTCATGAGTTTACAGCTCTTATTAGAAGTGGGACCGCTGTGCACGCCGGCGGAAACATGAGTGCTGGTCACGATGCAGCAGTAGAAAAAGTTGTATTCAACTTCAATAGAAATAGTCAAAACTATATTAGAAGAGTTTTTAACACCAATCCAACATTGGTCAACACTACAACTACACAAGCCGGCGCCGCGAAAGGATATTTTTTGGGCCAAACTTATGATCAATTTATTGAAGATACGTTCAAAAATGGAACAGTAAGCGAAGGCATCCTTATGGGTCTTTCTAGTAGAACAAACGACCAAGAATATGCCGGCAATGGACAAGGTATGGCAAATGGCGGAACTGGATGGCTTATTTCACAAGATCTTGGCAACGCCGGCGCTTATAGTCCTGAGAACATGCAAAAATTGTTCAGACTCAGAACTCTAGACGGCGGCGAATGGGCACAGAATAATCTTAAAGTTTCAATTCAAGATGTCATACCGTCTACCAATGATAGCGATCCCTACGGATCGTTTACTGTTGTTCTTCGTAAAATGAATGATACTGATAATGCGCCTAAGTTCGTTGAAGTATTCTCAAATTGCACTATGAACCCAAATTCAACAAATTATGTCGCAAGGAAGATTGGAGACAAATTTAGAACTTGGGACGAGGACATTAAAGCTTATAAAGAGTTTGGAAAATATACAAATATTTCAAGATTTATGTATGTTGAAATGAATGAGGACGTAGACGCCGGCGTAACAGATCCAAGATATATTCCTGTTGGCGTTTATGGTCATAAAAGACCGAAATCAGTTAAGAGCCTCAAGGGGAGCAACAAAACGGGCGTGCCGGCTGCCGCAGGACATATCGGAATAGCCGAGACCAGCCACACGGATGCAGGCACTTCTAACATCGCCTCTGTAGGGGCAAATGCTTTCTTAAAGGGTGGTGAAGATGGCATACTGTTATCTCCCGGAGACGGTGGCTGGTATATGGCTCATGCAACTGGCACCGCCGGCGCCTCCACCGGCGGCGGAGCAAACTTCACAGCTTCCTTCTATTGGCCAACTGTTGCTTTTAGAGAGTCCGGCCTTCAAGGAAAATTGACCTCGCCAAGACGCGCTTATTGGGGCCCGACCACATATCAAAGTGGTACCACAAAGTTTGATCCTAGTGTTCGTGAACCTCTTCGTGCCCTTCCGGAAGCTTTAGGAGCATTTTCTACGGGTGTTGGACCTTCTTCAGAAGATTCAACTTATACTGAAGATGCGTGGATCTTCACTCTTGAAGATTTGAGTGGAAGCGACACCGGACATGGCGCGCATTACCTATCTGGCAGCCGCCGAGCTGGAACTTCGATTACAGCTGTAAATGATCTTAACAATCTTCTTGAAACTAAGAGGCTTAACAAGTTTACGACATTCTTTGCTCATGGATTTGATGGTTTGGACATTACCGAGAAGGAACCGTTTAGAAATTCTGTCATCGATGGAACAGAAGATAACAATTATGTTTATCATTCGGTTCATAGAGCAATCGATGCCCTTCATGATGCTGAAGTAGTTGAATATAATTTGGCAACAATGCCGGGCTTGACAAATACGGCTCTTACTGAACATTTGATTCATACATGTGAAGATCGTGGCGATGCTCTAGCAATCATTGATTTGGAAAATGATTATGTGCCTAGTACTGAAAATCTTTCATCTGAATCAGCTAGACGTGGTTCTGTCGAGTCGGCTGTAAATTCTTTGAGAAACAGAAATATCAATAGCAGCTACGGATGTGCTTACTATCCATGGGTACAGGTTAGAGATTCATTCACTAACGCTATCGTTTGGATGCCGCCGTCTGTTGTTGCTTTGGGTACGATGTCTTTCAGTGAAACACAAAGAGCGCTTTGGTTTGCTCCAGCTGGATTCACAAGAGGCGGACTGACAATGGGTTCTTCTGGGCTTAATGTTGTCGGCGTCCGCCAACATCTCACTTCACAAGATAGAGATAGGCTTTATGCGTCTAATGTCAATCCAATCGCGTCATTCCCAGCTGAAGGAATTGTAATTTTTGGACAAAAGACGCTTCAAGTAACGCCTTCTGCTCTTGATAGAATTAATGTTCGTAGATTACTCATCTTCACGAAAAAGGAAGTATCAAGAATTGCAGCAACAACGTTGTTTGAACAGAACGTTCGTACCACTTGGAACGCTTTCAGCTCTCAAGTCGAAACTTTCCTCAACGATATTAAAGCTGGATTTGGTTTGATGGATTTCAAGGTTGTGCTCGATGAAACGACTACAACTCCCGAAATGATTGATAGAAATATTATGTATGCCAAAGTTTTCCTGAAGCCGGCTAGAGCGATTGAATTTATTGCTCTTGATTTTGTCATAACTGATAGTGGAGCGTCCTTCGCTGATTAATAAAAAAGGAAACAAATTTTAAATTATTTACTATTTAAGATATACTAAGGAGACAGTAAAAAATGGCAGATAAATTTTGGGCAAATAGCGCGTTAGAGCCAAAAAGAAAACATAGATGGCTTCTGTACTTGGGAGGTACGGATATTCCTGTCTTTGTTATTAAGACGGTTAAAAAGCCTGGATTTACAGTTAACCCAGCAGAACACCAATTTTTTGGTCATAAGTTTTACTATCCTGGTAATGTTACTTGGGATCCAGTTGACGTAACTTTAGTTGATCCAGTTGATCCTAACGTTTCCAAGCAGCTTATGAAAGCTTTGCAAAGAAGCGGTTATGAAACTCCAGATGTTACCGAAGGCGGCGCGGCCTTTACAACTTCTAAACTTAACGCTACGAAAGTTTTAAACGGTCAAGTTAAGTTGGAACAATTAGGTCCTGATAATGATCCAATCGAAACTTTCAAGCTGTGGAACCCATGGATTACGTCAGTTAAGTTTGGGGATTTGGATTACACTAGTGACGATATGGTAGAAATCACTATGACAATTCAATATGACTACGCAACACTTTAAATGAGGTAAATAATGTCAGCTAGAAATAATGAGGAACGTCTGGGAATTAAGAATCCGGATGCGGACGCTCCTATTGAGAAACTAAGCGAAAGCGATAGCTTTTCCTTTGTTACCCCCACTGAATTTGTGGACTTACCGTCTAAGGGTAAATTTTATCCGGAAGGGCATCCTCTGAATGGTGCCGAATCAGTAGAAATACGTTATATGACGGCAAAAGATGAAGATATTTTAACTTCGCAGACCCTTTTGAAAAAAGGTATTGCGATTGAACGATTATTACAGAATATAATTGTTGATAAAAGTATTAGAATTGATGAACTTCTTGTTGGCGATAAGAATGCTCTAATTGTAGCAACCAGAATTACTGGATATGGGGAAGATTATGATATCAACATTACATGCCCGGTTTGTAATGCGTCTAATCCACACACAGTTAATTTATCTGAGTTAAAAACAAGTTATGTGGATGATGATTTATTAACAGAGTTCAATATAGATAAAACAGACAATAACACATTTGTTATTACATTGCCGAAATCTAAAGTTAACGTTGAGGTTCGATTATTAAATGGAAGAGACGAGAGACAATTAATGGTCAAAAGCGAACAACGAAAAAAGCATAAATTATTGGAGGCTGTATTAACAGATCAGTTTAAATCTTTTATTGTGTCAGTAAATGGCAACGATCAAGAAAAAACTGTTTCTTCTTTCATCGACAACATGCCGGCTTATGATTCAAGATACTTAAGAAATATATACACAAACATCACACCAAATATTGAAATGCAAGAGTATTTTTCTTGCTTAGAATGTGGCAATACTACGGAGGTTGATGTACCTTTTACGGTACAGTTTTTTTGGCCTAAGTGATGATTACATAGAGCATGTATACGAAACCTTTTTCTTTTTAAAATATCATGGTGGCTGGAGTTTCATCGAGGCCTATAATTTACCAGTCAAAGTTCGAAACTGGTTTGCGAAAAGGTTAATTACTCAGCTTGAGAGCGAACAAAAACAAACAGAAAATTCTAGATCTGGCCGTTAATTGATCAATAATTTTAGTTTCGTAAGACTATTTATTCTGGAAAGGTTTAAGACAATCTTTATAAGGAACAGTTCCAATGGCTGATGA